AATTCAATATATTCAATCCGAGCACCTTCTCGCTTCCTCTTATACTCTGGGTAGTGAAATTCAATCTTATCGATAATAGTATTAATTAACCTGATATTGGGTTGTTCTATACAACCGGGAATATTGTATAATTTCTCTTCTCCTGTTAATAGCACCTCTATAATAGCTTTAGCATGATCTTCAGCATGGACCCACTCTCTAATATTTTCTCCGGTCCCGTATACCGGAATCTTATCTCCCTTAACAATTGATCTAATAACAGTGGGTATTAATTTTTCATCCCCTTGTCGTGGTCCATAGTTGTTGCAACATCTCGTAATAGAAGCATTAATATCAAATGTTTCGATATAGGACTGTACTAGTAGATCTGAACCTGCTTTAGTTGCTGAGTAGGGTGACCTCGGAGCAAGTGGACTCTCTTCAGTAAACGGGGGGTCACCCTCTCCTAAGTGTCCATACACTTCGTCTGTTGATACATGCACCATTCTAGCTTTATGCTTTCTTACCAACTCTAATACGTTAGCTGTGCCTTTTAAATTAGAATCAACAAACTCTAGAGGATTGTCAATAGATCTATCTACATGCGACTCAGCAGCTAAATGGATAACATAATCAACATCTTTCGGTATAAAGTCTAATGGATTAGACATGTGAAGTCTCCATGCATCACCATTGGCAATGTCCATGAAGTGGTTTTCTACTCTCTTATCTTCTACTATATTTTCTTTAGAAGAGCCAATGCCCATTTTATCGATGTTGTAAATAAAAAGATCCTTATCCTTACTCTTAAGGAGCTCTTTAATTACATACGACCCTATAAAGCCACATCCACCCGTTACCACATATGTACTCATTTTTTAAAAATATCTGGATTCTGCTTAATAGTTTGCTTTGTAATTTGATCTTTTAGTTTTGTGGTTGACCAGCCGTGGGATCGAGTAGTATAGATAACTCTAGGTGGTAAATCATCTCCAGTGAATGAATCTTTACCAATATAATCTTCTCCTAAAATACGAATATCAGGCTTCCAAAATTTAATTAAGTCGTAAAGCTCTTCTTCTGTTTGATAAGTGTAAACGTCGTCAATATATTTGATTGCCATTAATGCTTCGTATCTGTTGTACAAAGAGATGACTGGTTTATATTTGCTTTTTCTGTGAAGGGAAGGGTCTTTTTGGAGAAAGACAATAAACCTATCACAATGTCTTTTAGCTTCTCTAAAGCATCTGATATACCCCGGGTGCAGCAAATCAAAATTACCTGCTGTAAAACCTACTATTTCTTTACTCATATGTTTATTATATTAGTCAATGCACACTCGAGTGCAACTTCTTCCTCCCACATCTTGAAACCGTATTCGTCTTCTAATTTATCTGTCGACATTACGCAGTTAGATCTATGAGCTATTGTTTCGAGATCACAATAATGTACCCACTCCCAGTCGGGGTTAACCACATCAAACTTATCCATTAATTTTGTTACCTTCTTAGTAGAGAGGGGTTCTGGGTTAACAAAATTTAAGATATCTTTTTCTTTAGCTTCGTATCCCCCGTTAATAAAATGCTCAATAAAATCGAGAAGCTGAGGAATATACGTCTTAGAGTTAACTCTATCAATTAGATTATCGTATCTATATATCTTTGTAATGAAAGATCTATCGTGGAGAATATCACAGAATGGCATTCTCACTCTTAGTATTAGTCCCCAGTCGCATCCTAGTTCAAATGCATGTTTGCTTTTAGAGTAAGTAGATGAGTCTTCATCAAACAAACCAAAATTAGGTTCATCATCTTCTTCCCAAGGCTTATCATAACCTGTATAAATGCACCCAGATGAAATATGAATATAGTTAATGTTTTTTGTCTTACATAGGTTACTTACCCTTAGCGGTCCAAATGTATTAAGCTCAAAGCAAAGCTCTTTTTTAAGCTCGCCTTCATCTACATTAGGTCTGCCAGTAAATCCCGAGCAATTAATAACATAATCAGGCTTCTCTTTATCTAGATATATTTCAAGACATTTAATATCGTTATAGTTTAACAGCTTTCTTTTTTCAATTTTAACATCGTAGCTCTTTTTTTCTGGTCCAGGAAAGATCAATCTATCATATAGATAACTTCCAACATACCCGTTTCCTAATATTACAATTTTTTTCATATTTTTAAATCTCTAAGGTGTTTGGCTCATATATTTTACTATGCGTCTTGGTACATCTAACAAACGTGGCGCACTTACTCAGATGCTTTAACTTAGCAGCTCCAACATATGTACATGTACTTCTAATACCTCCTAAAATATCTTGAACAATATAACGCATAGGGCCTTTATAAGGCAGTACTACTCTACGTCCTTCTGAAGTCCTGTAATCTTTAAGACCTCCGTTATGTTTCTCGTTAGCCTTCTTACTGCTCATTCCATAGAACTCAACATACTCTTTATCATCGATAGTAATCTTTTCACCACCACCTTCTGTTGAACCAGCTAACATCGATCCAAGCATTACAAAATCAGCACCAGCACCAAATGCTTTAGCTACATCACCGGGTGTTGTACATCCTCCATCAGCAATAATATGACCATCTAATCCATGAGCAGCATCAGCGCATTCAGCAATGCAACTAAACTGAGGATAACCAACTCCTGTCTTAAGTCGAGTAGTACAAACACTTCCTGATCCAATACCAACTTTAATAATATCTGCTCCAGCTAAAAGAAGCTCTTCTACCATTTCACCTGTTACAACATTACCTGCAATAATATTACATTTAGGGAACGTTCTTCTTACTACCTTTACAAAGTCAACAAGTGCTTGTGTATAACCATTCGCTACATCAATACAAATATTACGGACCGGAGCTTTCTTATTAATACGAGATAGCCTCTCGTAATCATACTCGTTTCTACCTACTGTTACAGCTACATGTTTACCGTGATTGTCTTTAAGCTCTTCAATAAGCTCCTTTTCATCAATGTCCTTCTTGTAACAAGTAAAGAGATCTAAGTCTCTTAAAGTTTGTCCTACCTCTAATGTACCAACACCGTCCATATTAGCAGCCATAACTGGTATACCATGATATGAACCACCGTATTTAAATCTAAACGTTCTAGTTAAATCAACCTCTTTTCTCGACGTGAGTGTTGATCTTTTAGGACGAATTAGAACATCATCAAAGTCGTATTTTAGCTCTGTTTCTATACGCATTCCTTATTTATTATAAGGTATATTCTGCAAAATCAACCTGTTATCTGATCTCTAATATTTTCAATAGTAATGTCTCCCTCTTCTAAACCATCGGCTATTTGATCTAAAAACTTACCTCCTAATTCAGATAATTCGTAGTCGCCAGTGTCTTCTAATAGCTCTTTTATCTTGTACAATTTATCCCATAGGTCTTCTATTTCCTTATCGAATTTTTTAGAACAGCCGATCGTTTCATACTGCTATTTATTTATACTAGCTAATATAGATTCTACTTCTGCCTTCATATAATTGACATGGTAAGATAAAAATCTATCATCTTTGAGGTAATATATTACACACTTCCTACATCTCTTACTAGTCATCCTCTCGTAGAGATAAGCATATAAAGATAATTGTAGCCCGTATAAATTAAATTCGCAGTTATGGAGATGACTCACAGGGTCTTTTAAGCGTTCTGAATAAGGTGAGCTAAATCTAAATCTTTTATTGGTTTTAAAATCACCGATAGTAAATTCATTTTTATGCTCATAGATTAAATCAGCTGTACCTGCCACCTTAAACTCTTCATCATAGAGAAGATTCTCACACAGAACGCTCTTAAACGAATCGATTGAGCGTTCTGCAGCTTTATCATATGACTTACATAACCACCCGTAGTTATCTTCTACATCACCGTAACTGATGTAATCTTCTAGAATTTTATGAATATTAGTACCTCGTGTGCATGCTCTATTTTTTTCCTGCTCCCACATTTCTAAAACTAGTTCTTGTGAAACACCTTCTCTGTCTGCTACTCTCTTTGAATGCCCGTCTCTATCAAATGGTTGTTTATATTTACCGAGTAGAGTTGTTACAGATATAAATTTTTCATCTGTATCTTTATGTGTGTAAGTGTGGGATGCTTCGTCGAATTTTATCTTCACTATTTAATATTATATACACATTATTATAAAATCAATAATAAATGTACATATCCTTGGAACCACGTAAGTTTATCTATAAATATATAAACATGGAGCCGGAAAAATCCTTACTAAAAGAATTCCTCCAAGGGGGTTGGGTTGTGCCTTTAATAGGGGCCGGCGCAATGCTTGCTCGTCTATTATCCGGTGAAAATAACTACACGTGGTGGCAACAACTTAAAAAAATATTCACTGCTGGCCTCTCTGCTGGTATTGCATGGTTTATATTAGAGCAAACAGAAATATCATCTCTTTATAAAGCTGTTACGTACGGTATTATCGGCGTTATCTCCCCTGAAGTGATAGCGGGTATTGTTAAATTAGGTAAAAAGTTTGCGGATAATCCTGAGAAGGTACTTAAAAAATGAAACCTAGATACTTAGTATATATTTTATCGGCTATTATTTTGGCTTTTGTTATTAGAGGCTATACCTGTGCTGAAGAAATGAAATTATCGTTAAACGCTATTCAAAATGGAGGCAGTAAAGCAGTCGATTTTGACGGACTCTGTACATCGGTCGATGGATTTAAGAAACATTTACTCTTATCCGGTGTGCTAGCTGTAGTAATTGCTTTTTGTTGCAGGCTAAAAGCGCCGAAGTAAATAAATATAAGTATGGCAATTAAAATTTCTCAGCTTCCTGTTGGACCAGGACCACCGTTTCAAGGTGATGAGGTAGTAGCTCTAGTTGATGCGAATGGCACTTCACAAGCAGCCTTAACATCTGTTTTAACATACCTTTCTGGGGCATGCAATGGTTCGGGTGCGCCCGTGTTAGCTGCAGCTGGAAAAAATAACTTTTTCACTTTTTTACAGACAGTTTCATCTGATCTTGTAGTAACAGAATCCATAAGCGGCGGTAACAACTTAATTGTTGGAACTAACATAGATCTTTGTGCTCCTACTCTAGGATCTGTAGGCGGTGGTACCGGGCATTGTTTCGGCGGGTCATATTCTGTTATTGGAGGTGGTAATGATAATGAAACTGTATGCAGTTGCGTTACTATTGGAGGCGGCTGCGGCAATTTTGTAGACGGAAATTATGGTACTATTGCCGGTGGTTATGATAATAGGTCGGCCGCGTGTTGTGCTCCTACAATTGGTGGTGGCCGGAAAAATATATCTGAAGCCAACTACTCAACAGTTGGTGGTGGATCGACTAATGCTGCGCTCGGCAATTGCTCTACTGTTGCCGGGGGTGGTTTATTAAGCGCCTTCGGTGAATATACAACAGTCGGAGGTGGTCTCAGTGGTTGTGCGATCCAAGAGGGTGCTACTTTAGGTGGCGGTCGTTGCAATGTTGCAGGCGGGTGCTATGCTACAATTGCCGGGGGGTTCTGTAACAAAACAACAAATCAAGCAACATTTATAGGTGGAGGTCAGAATAATATTGTGACTGGTCTTAGCGCATTAATTGTTGGTGGTTCCACCAACTGCTCATGTGGTACCGGTAGCACCATTGTAGGTGGCCACTGCAACTTATCTTGTGGAGAAAATTCATTTGTTGGTGGTGGGTTCATGAACTGCGCCAAGTCACAAAATTCTGCGATCGCCGGCGGTTCTTGTAATCATGTGGAGGCGCTTAGTTCTTTTGTCGGTAGCGGTGGTAATAACTGCATAGGCTCCGGTCGAAATAGTAGCTCAATTGTTGGTGGAGTAAACAACATCATCACCTGCAGCGCAATTCTGAGTTTTATTGGCGGAGGCCTTTCTAACAAAACACATCACTGTAATACAGTCGCTGTTGGTGGAGAAAGAAACTGCGCAGTTGGGTCACACTCATTTGTTGGCGGTGGTACAACTAACTCATCCGGCGGGGAGCATGATTCTGTAGTCGGGGGAGAAAACAACTGCACATCTGGTTGTGGTAATAACTTTATTGGAAACGGGTGTGGTAATTGTGTTGGTACTGATACTTGTTTTAGTGCCGTAGTTGGTGGTAAGATGAACTGCATTAATGGTGCAAACAATACGTATGCATTTGTTGGTGGTGGTTGCTGTAACCACATATGCGGTACGGCTGCACCTCAAGCAGTTGTTACCGGTGGTTTAAATAACGTAGTGAACAATGCATGTTATGGCTTTATTGGCGGTGGTAAGAACAACCGCGTCACACATAACGGCGCTGCTGTTGTAGGAAGTGATATCGTTTCTGTTGGCGACGACATTCTTCACGCTAAATGTTTATACCTTAGTGCTGGTGCTCTACCAACAAGTGACCCTGGAGTGTCTGGAGTCATATGGAGAGACGGTTGCACACTAATGATATCTCCTTAGTTAGTTGTAATTTAAATATTTCCGTCTATATATAACGTATGGCGACAACTGTTTTTCACATTGAAGGTGGTATTGGTAAGAATGTAGCAGCTACTGCTGTTGTAGAGACCTATAAAAAGAAATTTCCAAAACGAAATATTATTGTTGTTTCAGCTTGGCCTGATGTCTGGACACGAAATACAGACATTGCAAGATTTTATAGAATAGGAAATACACCGTACTTTTATCAAGATGTAATTAAAGATAAAAAGGGAATCGAGGTGTTTATGCAATGCCCCTATAAACAAACATCACACATTACTAAAAAGAAACATCTAATAGAAACTTGGTGCGACATGGTTGGTGTAGAATATAAAGGAGCGGTACCAAAGCTAGACTTTAATATAAGAGAAGTAGAAGAAGGCAGTGCTTATGTATCACAATTTAACGATGGTCAAAAGCCTATGTTGTTGTTTCAACCCTTTGGAGGGCCAGGACCAGAACATCAACAGCACCCATATTCTTGGTCAAGAGATATGCACCCGACCCAGGCACAGCAAATTGTAGATGCATTAAACGACAAGTTTAATATAATACATGTCTGCTATGAATTTCACCCACAACTTAATAATGTTCATCGCTTTGATGCAATGATCGGTAAGAAAGCCCTTTTTAGTATGCTAGCTCATACCAATAAACGTATTTTAATTGACTCATCTCTGCAGCATGCATCTGCAGCTTTAGGTTTACCGGCTACTGTTGCGTGGGTAATTACACACCCGGATTTATTCGGTTATAACATTCATAATAACATTACTACAAATAAAGAAGATCTTAAAGGTACAATTGACTCCTATATGCATGATTATGATTTTACAGGAGTTATCCACGAGTGCCCGTACGGTTCATTAGAAGATTTTCACGATGTTGACGCTATAGTTAAAAGCGTATTAGACTAGTAATAAGAGCCGTATATATCAGTATCGTTGATATCCATATCCATTACCTGATCTTTCGATACATCATCAATATTATATGGATCATCCGGATTAGGATATGTCTTACCATCCGAAGTAACTTGATCAGTAAGTGTGGTTGACAGAACACCGCTAAAGGAGTTGTCGTAAATTTGTTCATTAACAGGCTCGCTACACAACCCAGACTGGAAGGAGTAATCGAATCGCTTGCCTCTTAATCTATATACATAATGTCCTAGAATAGGGTTAAGAGCAGACATGTCTTGCTCCATTCGCTCTGTGACTTGATACATAACAGTTCCTCTACCATTAGGCCTATCACACCCTAATACCTTCAAACTAATAACATCACCTGCTTTAGGCTCTATTGATTGACCAACTGCGTCATAATCAAAGTAAGCAGAAGCAGCGGAGTGGAATGTGCTTATATGTACAAATCCGGTAAATTCATCTCCAGGGTCAAATCCAAACTTTGACAATTGTATTGCATCATCTGAAAGCTCTACATACATCTGCATTTGAAGAGCTCCTTTAAACTGACCAAAATCATTATCAGACCCTCCCCAGTCGGTACCATAAAGAAGATCTGCAGCAGACAGGTTAAATGTATTAATGTAATAATCTATTGGTATACCATAGTTGTTTATCAGATCGTTAAACGCCTGATCATATACCAACTGCTCTGCTTGTAAGTTAGAAGGATTAACAAACTCACCGCACTGAGGTATAGCAGTAGCAGCTAATACCTCCTCTGGTGTGCAATTAATTCTATTTTCGTTACATACGCCCATTTTACATATCTCTCTTCTTTAACATTCCGCAATGATTACCTTCTTCGTCTTCAAACATTTCAACTTCAACACCAGAATTACCTAGAGTCTTTGTTGCTCCGGGAGCATAATCTACTTTATATATGGTTAATGTGTTATGTAGTGGCGCACCTACTAGCTTAATTTGATGAGCGCCACCGTTAATTAAATTTTTTACATGTGGACATGCGTGGTTATGCTGTTTAGGTACGGTGTTTAAATGCTTTTTAGCTAAACCTACTCTGTTTATATTCTTACCGGACCGCATAAGAGGATTCATAATAGGATCACCTTGATAATACTCAAAAAACGTTTTAAAGTTCTCAGTATAAATTTTATCATATGACGAAGAGATTATATCTATTAGGTCACCAATAACTTCCGTATTACGAAGTACCTTAAAAGCTAAATTTTCGACACTAAATTCACCTTCACGAGCTAGTCCTCGCTTTCGCATTTTAGATATTTTCTCTTTTAAGCGCTTTGCTTTTTCATGTAATTCCCTAGCTTCTTCTCCTCTTGCTTCCAATATCTTTTCCTTTAGTATTTCCACATCAGTTTCAATTGCATGCGCCTTTTTAAATACATCTTTAATATCTATGGATGGAGGATCATATGACGGTTCGGTAATCCATTTATTGTCTTTCAGAGAATAAAGACCGGACGCGACGTGCGGCTCGTCCTTATCCTGCATATACATTTCAACATCATGACCTCTTAGATTTACATTATGTCTAAGATTCCACACAAAACGAGGACCGTTAAGAGCTTTCTTTACTAGATCTTCATCTTCGTTGATGTCTTTAAAGTCAATTAATACATGAACATCTAAATCGGAGTATTCATTATAATTATAATTACTATTGCTACCAGTAAGGGTAATATCAGCTATCTCTACCCCTTCTAAATCTAAGTTGTGAATAAAATCATCGGTTATAGACAAAAGTTTTTCTCTAATGTCTGGGTCAAATTTATTGTCCTCAGACCAAAATTTTTGATTTAGAGTGTTGTTGTAGAACCTCACACTTATATTTATTAAAAAAGCCCGAAGAGGTCTACTCAACGGGCTCTTTTTAATTGGTTAATATTTGAGCGATTTATTCGAAGGCGTTCTTACCAACTTTAAGATTACCGACTTTGTTCTTTTTACCGTAGTTAATTTCTTTCGACAGAGTAGAACCGGCATCAACACCGTACCCTCCACCATCTTTCTGCTTAGCAGCACCAGCTGGTCTTAAGTTACCGACTTTATTTTGTCCGCCTTTACCATAGTTAACTTCGTGCTTAAGAGTTGATCCAGCATCAATGCCGTAGCCTCCACCGTCTTTCATTGTGGCTTCCTCATCCTCTTCAAACTCTGTGTCAGTAACATCTGTAACGTCAACATCAACTTCTACTTCAGTCTCTTGTTGTGCTAAGGCTGTTTGTAAGATATCACAAAGTGATTGTGCTAATTCACCGGGAATGGCGACTGTGATCTCTTCTGGAACTTCATCAACTACTTCATCAGTCTCAATTCCAAGAGCTTCAAGTTCTGTAACGTCTTCGACCTCGTCGAATTCCTCGTTTACCATTACCTTATTATAAAGTTTATCAAATACGGACTTGCTCATAAAATTATTTAGGCCCGCGCGTGCAATTTTCTCGTGTTCTGCAAAAATTTCTTCATCTTCTTCAGGTCTATCAAACCATCCATGTTTTTCTGCCTTCCTATATACACACCTTTTAATACCTTCAGGGTCGGGTGCATTGTGTGCATATGATAAAGCAGCTCGAGCTCTCTTTTCAGAATTAACAGGGTAACTACCTTCCGGAGCTCCTCCAGCCGGTCCACAAAAATCATCTTTATCAACATTAGGATAATCACCTACATTTGAACCGCCAGGTTTTTTTCTATCTCTAGCTTCCCTCTTCTCTTCTTCTGTCTCTTCATCCTCCTCCGGACCGACTATACCAGAATAAGGTACTTGATCAAACTCTGGCCCTGTTGGATCTGGTTGCATAGTATTTCCAGGGTTATTACCATCACCATACGTATAACCCTTTATATTATAAATGTTATCTCTTTTGTCTTTTTCAGACATTCTAGTAATATCAATTTCTGATGGTCTAAATCCTCCCCTCTCTTCAGGTCCTCCCGACTCTAGAGGAGCAGCTCCAACTTCTCCGACTGGAACCGTTTTATCTTCCGTTACAACTACTCTATTAAGCATACCGCCGTATACTTGACCTAAGGATATAAAGTCTTTTCTTTTTGACATGTAATTATTTATGCCTCTCATTAAATATTTTTGTGCCTGCTAAAGATAATATGTTCTATATGGGTAATAAAAACCTACCCAATGTTAATTGGAAAGGTGAATATACCAAAGAACAAGTAAAACAGTTAAAAAAAGCTAGTAGTAATATACTACATTTTGCTGAAAACTTCTTTCATATTGTTAACCTAGATAGAGGTAAAGAAAGAATAAAGCTCTATAAGCCTCAAAAAAGAGCTCTTAGAAAGATGAGAGATAATAGATTTTTTTGTCTGTTAGCATCTAGACAGATTGGTAAGTCAACTATGATGACCATATACATCTTATGGCAAGCGTGCTTTAATAACGATCAACGTATACTTCTAGTAGCAAACAAAGAAGCTACTGCTATTGAAATCTTTCAGAGAGTGCGAATGGCATATGAAGAGCTTCCAAACTGGTTAAAACCCCCCGTAAAAGAATATGCTAAAACTTCTATGACATTAGAAAATGGTAGCAGAATAGGTATCACAACTACTACCGGTACAGCTGCTCGTGGTCAATCTGTTAACTGCCTTGTTATTGATGAGATGGCGTTTATTGAGCCTCACTTGGTAGAAGAATTCTGGAAATCGGTCTTTCCGATTATTACCTCTTCTAAAAAATCTAAAGTATTTGTATGTTCAACAGCAAACGGTACTGATAACTTATTTTATAAATTATACCACGGGGCTATCGAAAATGTAAACGGATGGGCTCATGATAAAATAAGATGGGATGAAATACCTGGTCGTGATGAAGCTTGGGCAAAAGCTACTAAAACAGCTATTGGGTCAGCTGATGCTTGGTTACAGGAATTCGAATGTGAGTTTATTCATTCAGGCGAATCTACTCTTGATGATGAGCTATTTGAAGAGATGATGTCAAAGGTATCTAAGCCTAAAATTATTTTGGATGATGGTCACTATAAGCTGTGGGAAGAGCCTGATGAGTCTAAATTATATGTTGCTGGTGTAGATATTTCTGAAGGCGTGGGTGTAGATTCTTCAGTTATCCAAATACTAGACATTACAGATATTAAACAAATTAGACAAGTAGCTGTATACAGAAACAATAAAATACCCCCGTTAGAGTTTACTAATAAATTATATAAGATTTTACGTAACTGGGGGTCTCCCTTAGCTCTCATAGAGAGAAACAATTGTGGCGCACAGGTTGTTGATAGGTTAGCGGTTGATTTAGGATATGAAAAAATTGTCTCGTACGGTAATGCTAATGCACATCGTCGTAATGTAATGAGAGGTATGATTGCACATACCAATACAAAGTATAAAGGTGTTTTGAATATGCGCTACTTTATGAATGAAGTTAGAGCGGTAAACATAAACGAGCAAGAGACTGTTGAAGAGCTTAGAAACTTTGTAAGATATCCGAATGGTACGTGGAAAGCACGAGGAGGGTTTCATGATGATAGAGTAATGGCCATGTTATATGGCCTCTTTATATTAGAAAATGAAATAACACAGCGATTTTTTGAAATAGTAGAAGTTGACGATATGGGTAAACCAGCTGTGATTGAGCCGATGGATTTTGGTATTAATTATTTTGAGGATCCAACCTCTATATATCTAGATAATGAAATTGTGGGTAGCAACATTCATGAAATGAATGCGGTGGTGTGGGGAATGGGTGATGAGCAGGATTCTGATATAAGTGAGTTAGAAGCATTTGGATTCCAATTAATTGGAGAAAAACCACCACCAAATTGGACAGGTGAACCGGTTGATTACTGTCGACACTAATAAATATAATATATGGCGACCAACAAATTAAAGCAATCGGTTCTTAATAAGTCAAGAGCTGATAAGTTTCTCTTAATTTTTGATATACCCCCTATATTAAAAAACATGGAGAAACCATGGATTTCTGATACTTCTAACAATAAAATTGTTACTGACTCGGTACAGTTTTCTATATTTGGAACCGCGGTGCCTGAAATTACAGTTCCAGCTGTTGAGGTTAGGAATGTAGGTAGTACCTTATACGTTTCTTCACACTCTAAAAATTCTTACCCGCCTGTTACTGTTGATTTTAAAATTGACAACGAATATCGAAACTATTGGGTCATTTATCAGTGGTTAAACCTACTGCATAGTCAATACGAAGGTAGGTACAACGAAAGGGAATTTCCTACAGACGATTTAAATTTTGGTGATTATCAAACCAATCTAACTATATACGGTAAAGATGAGTTTAACAACAACAAAATTAAATTCACCTACACAAAAGCCTTTCCAACTACCCTGGAGGCAATTACATACAACTACCAAACCCCAGATGAAATACAGTCTGGATTCACTTTTGTATACTCGCAGCTCCATACAGAAATTATCGATTTTTGAATTTTTTTATCTGAGAAAGGATAAATAATTTTATGGCAATCGACTTTACTCCAACTATAAGTTCTCCAGGTGTTGAAATAAGAGAATGGGACCTTTCAAATGTTGCACTCCCGGGTGTAGGAACAAATGTGTATGTGACAGGGTTTACATCAGAAGGACCTTATGATGAGATTATAAAAATAACCTCGCAGCAAGATTTAGATCAGATTTATGGGCCACCTACAAACTCCGCAGAGCGGTATTTTTACCACACAGTAAAAGAGACGCTGAATTCACCAGCTCATATCTATACTAGTAGGCTGCCTTACGGAGCCGGTCAGGGTGATGGATTTGGATCACAATTTTCTGCTTTAGTATATGCTGGATCAGCAATACCTGAAGATCACTGGACAAATCCAGGACAGACAAATAACAATAATACATACTCAACTATTGCTTCTGGTGGGGCAGTTGTACTCGGAAAACCAACCCACGTTGAACTCTCTGAAGCACAATATCTTAGCGCGGTTAATGGTACGTTGTGGGAGTGGGAAGATGTAGGTGGTCTGTCCGTTGATGAAGTTAAAAATACAGCGGCTAACCACCCAGGGTCGTTAGGTAAGAGTCCTATAATTATTTTAAACAAATCTACTAGTTCAATTAATGAAAAGAAAGAAGGTTACTATGTTAGTATAGTTGATAATGTTGATATTAACCCAGCAAGTAATTTTGTCGGTGCAGAGCAAACCTTTACCATTACTACTTCTGCTTACTCACAAAACACCTATCAAGAAATACTTCCAAGTCAGTTAAACTTCCCACTTACTGCTAGTGCCACAACCGGTCCTAATGGAAGTATATCTGAAATTATGGAAAACTTAGTTGACTTTGATCTTGAGGGTAGAGCATTTGATGATATTCTCAACGTGGGTGTCTTTAAATTAAGAAGAACACAAAATTCTGTTGACTCGACCCAGCTTGGTTATAATTTAGAAGATGGTATAGTTGGATCGATAAACGCGTTTAGAAAGCTTGATGATCCAAGAGGTGGTTCTCAGATGAGTTACTTCCTTGGATCGCGTGATGATAATTCACGTAACGTGCATATAATGGTAAATAGCTTTGTTACACAGCGTAATACTGGTGATGATAACTTAGACGAGAACGGCAATCCTAAATGTAAAGTTAGGGTTAATGGTAAGCCGTTAGAAAATGTTACCTCTGACGGCGCTGTGGCCGGAACTTATAATCAACAAATTGAGCAAGTAGGGTTCTATTACTCATCACTATCCAGTGCCTTGGATACAACAATTGGAACAGCATCTGATGTGTTCCCATTAGGAGCTTGGGCTAACAGTAAGGTAACTAACAAAGATCTGGGAGATATACCTACTAAGCTTGATAGAGCTCTAGATGGTATTAAAAATGATGAAATATACGACATTGATGTAATTCCAGAAGCTGGATTAGGTACAATCTGGGCAATGTCTGAAGCGAGGGGAATCGACACCGGAGATCCTTTATATTATGATGAGTTTTATTACCAAGGAACAGTTGCGCGGGCAGTGGATGGATTAAGAACTTCTAAAGCTATTGCCGGTAATGCTAGAACATTAAGAAACAATTACAATACTATCTTTGATAAGTTTGAAACATTTGTTAAGCCGCCATACTTAGGAGGTTCACGAGGTGATGCAATATTTATTGCTGATACGTTTAGACAAATTGTAGCTATCGGTGACGGTAACGCAAGAATTCTTGAAGATAAAAATAAGAATTTCCAAACAGATATCTTCTGGCCAATGAAACATCAGTTTGAGTCTCAAAACACTTCATATGCTGCGGTATATGGTAACTGGGCTCAAACATATGATGCGGGGTTAGGTGAATTGGTTTGGGTGCCATTCTCAGGATTTGCTGCAGCAACGATGGCTAAGAGTGACGCTGCAACATTCCCATGGTTTGCACCAGCTGGATTTAATAGAGGGTTACTTACAACAGCAACTGACATTGCGGTAAATCCGAATCAGAAGCAAAGAGATGAATTGTATAAGTCTAATATTAACCCAGTAGCGTTCTTCCCATCACAGGGTAACGTAATATTTGGACAAAAGACACTTAGTAGAAAGCCGAGTGCGTTTGATAGAATTAACGTTAGAAGGTTGTTCTTAGCGCTTGAAAGACCTACTAAGAAAGCAGCTCAATTCTTCGTATTTGAGCCTAATACAGAATTTACAAGGACAAGACTGATCAATGTTTTAACACCTCTCTTTGAGCGTGCTAAGCAAAACCAAGGGGTTTATGATTATTTGATCGTTTGTGATGAAAGAAACAACACTCCGCAAGTTATTGATGAGAATAAATTGAGAGTAGATATTTACCTCAAGCCTGTCAGAACTGCAGAGTTTATCTTAATAACATTCTACGCAACTAGAACGGATGCAAACTTCCAAGAAATAATTGATGGACCCGGGCTTTTATATGAGGGTACAGGAGTTAGTTAATAAATAATTATATGGCAACGACAATTCAAAACTTTTTCGCCGCGGCTGCAACTAAACAGTTCTCCAGAGACTTTCTCTTTAGAGTGCAAGAGATAACTTTAGGTTCTACTGGATTAAGTCTTAACGGTAATGATGATTTGCTTTATGCAAAATCAGCTGCATTACCCGGACGAACAATTCAAAACCACGAAGTTAACTATATGGGACTTACTTTTAACGTCCCGGGTAGAGCACAATATTCTAACTCTGCTGCCTATAGTATAGAGTTCTATGCTGATGCACATAACACAGTGAGAGATAGATTAGAAGAAGCTTCAAGAGCTACTTTTGATGATGTTACTAGTACAGGTGAGTATGGTATGCCTGGGCCACAAGATGTTATGACCTTAGCGCTTCTCGATAAGCAACTAAACACTAAAAAAACAATTAGACTTATTGGTGCATCTATAAGAGACATTGGAGATATGTCTTATACTATTGCAGATGGTACAGGCGCTGTGGTGTCATTTCCTTGTTCTTTCTCGTATCACTTCTACGAAGATTTCTCTAAACAAGGCTCTGTAATATCCGGTTAAATGAGTTCTACTAATAAATAATATTAGTGGCGATAACCGATACAGGAGAGTTTTTAGATAGATTTGCGCAAGATAATAGCTATTATCTTTCTCTGCCTTTTTTATGGGCAGTTAAAATCCCAGGTATTAGTGGTCTAACCGGTGCGATTGACGAGGCCTGTGCTAAAATACAAAACCAAGGGCAATGGCGTACAGGAGGCAACGTTAATCAACTCGCTAACGGTAATCTCTTGGCGGCTAGGTCTGTTCAAATCCCAAACGAGCAATCCACATTTTTAGAAGCAGGTCAAGAAAACCGTGGTGGTTTTATGCCAGGATATGGAATGCAACAAAGAGAGAGTTTTTTAGGAAGAAACTTAGCTGTTAATTTTATAGAAACTATCGATGATATTGTTCATCTATTGTTTACTCCGTGGGCAGTAGCATTGGGTGTTAATGGTTTAACGGATTTTAAGCTTAAAACTAATATTATTGTCGAGCAGTATGATAACCAGGGACAGAAGCGAAAAGGTTATAAGTTTATTAATGCCTTTCCCACTAACGTAGAAGGATTTACTGTAACACAAGAGCCTGATGCAACATTTCCGGAAAAATCAGTAACGTTCTGTTTTACTGAATATGTTCCATATTGAGATCGCTAATTATTTGAGTAAGTACAAGTATGCAGTTTACACACGTTCTCCCTAACGGGAAAGAGGTACAGCTCAAGGAAATACTCTTTAAAGATTTACGCACATTTAATTTGTACGAAGACACCTCTATACGTGGTAAAATGGAGTTTCTGCAATCCTTTATCTTAACAAAAGGTCTTAACGTTTTGGAACAGTTTTACGCTCTGTTATATCTAAGGCAGAATTGTATTGGGGATAATATTATTGTTACCTCAAATAAAGGTGATGTTGGGGTGAGTATAGATTTTATAAGAAAAAATCTAGATGGTATTCCTGATGTTGCAACTACTGTTAATATTGATCAAGCAGAATATACCTTAGATATTCCATATCAATTTAACGCCGGAAATGATGACTTTATATTATCTTTAATTAAGTGCATACGTATTGGAGACCAGACTCTTGATATACCTAGTTTATCAAAGGAAGAGCAACAAGAAGTAATAGAACGCTTACCGGAGCAGTTGTATACGGCTATCGATCAGTATTTAAATAATACCCACGAATTTTTTAATTTGTGCCTTTTAGACAGTATACCAGGGGAGGTGGAAATTAATCCAATAGAATTTTCTATATTAGACGGAGCATTTACTGTATTTATAGTATCATTGTTTAACTGTATTACCACCCGAGGGTATAGAGAGTTACTCTTTTCTTTAGCAAAAAGAATAAATGATGTTTCCTTTCTTGCAAATAGCACATATTTAGAAGTATATGATTATTTCGAAATGTATACAAACGAAATACAAGAACGAAACGCGAATCAAAGCGGGACGCCTATGGGTGGATAAATAAAATCCTCTATTAAATATGGTTATGAGCAAAGATAAGAGTGTATCTGGATTTTTAGAAAAACTTGGAAAATTAAATGATGAAAAGATAAAGGTATTTTTACCCTCACTTAAAAAAAGCATTGAAGTTTCGCCTCTCACGCTTAAGCAGCAAAAAGATTTAATTTCATCATCCCTTGATGGTGTAAAGGGAGCCTTTTTCTTTAGCAGAACACTAAATGATATTATTATAAACAATACCGGTAATTATGAGTTAAAAACTTACGATAGGTTTCCTATAATAGCACATTTAAGAAAACATTCTCTTGGTAGTAAAATAAGAGTAGATGAAAAGGTAGTTAATATAGATACAGCAATTAAGAACTTTAAAACTGTGCCTCATAATATTAAAGACGAACATATAGTATCATTAAAAACTTTAAAAGTTCACTTAAGAATACCCACCTTAAGTGAAGAAAATACTCTTCTTAAAAAGGGGGAACGAGACGCGGAGGTTACTAAGGAGTCTTCTCGTGAGGGTGTTGCGCTCATGTATGTGTTAGAGCTTCTTAAGTATGTAGATAAAATAGTAGTAGAGGGCGAGGAGATCGATTTCGACAATATCAAAATTAATGATAGAATAAAATTAATTGAAGAGCTACCACTAACAATGTATAAGGATATTTCAAAGTATATTGAACAGGTGAATGCTTATACTAACGAGATTATGACTGTTGATGAAACAGTAATCCCTGTTGATGTACGGTTTTTCGATACTAGCGGTGTTGATTAAATATCTATGTGGAACCGGTAAGAACATAAGCAGTAATGCACTTAATACGTGCACGTGAAGATGCTTTTGGTCAACTAGCTGCAGCTGAAACAGCAAGAAATCAGTTTCAA